CCCAAAGAGGAAACTCAGGAGATTTTAAATTATAAAGAAGACCTTAAAGAAATTAAGGAACTGTTAAAAGAAATTTGCGTTCAACTAAGCAAATTGGATTATAAAGGAGGTTTCTAATGGGTTTAGGTGGTGGTGAAGTCATATTAAAAAGAAAAAGAGAGAAACAGTTTAAGTTCCTCTTAGAAAACTTTACAAAACCAGTTCTAGAAGCTGACGGTTTTGGTGATATTAAATATGAAGAAAACGGTTATTCACCTACTGGAATTTCTTTAGCTATTCTGAATTGCAATATGGAGAATACGTTTCAGAAAGATAAGATTTCGCCTAACCAGATTGCAACGTTTATGTCACGTATTCAGGGTTATTTACCAAATGAGTTAAGACCATCTGACTATAGATGCAAACCTTTATTTACCAGTAATTCTTATAGTGGTAGTTGTCAGTTCGCACAAGAAACTTTAGATTTGTTAGACGCCATAAGAGAATGGTATCTTGAAATGAAATATAGAATTATGAATGACATAACCTTCAAATATTATACAGAAGGTAAAATGCAATATAATGAAATTCTTAAGAGACGTTTCAAGAACGAATATTCTGAAAAGGTAGAACAGACAGTTCAAGCTGCAGTAAAGGCAGATAACGCTATTAACATCGTTATTGACGAGGCATAATGGATATTCATTACAAGTTATTCAAGCACCAGAAGGAGCTGTTAACCTGTAAAGATGATATGGTTTATCTTAGAGCAGGTCGAGGAAGTGGTAAAAGTTTTATTGCTTCTTTGATTGCCGTTATAGCCTTATTGAAAGGTCAACGTGTATTGATTATGGCACAGGACTATAGAGCATTGACAGAAGTTATCATGGCTGAATGTATACAAAGACTTTACGAAATATTAAAACCAGAAGAGTTTGAAGTTCATAAGGTATCAATGAAAATAACTTATGGCGAGACAGGCGTCATATATTTCTCGTCATACTCCAATATGGATTCAGTTCGTGGTTTTTCCAGGATTCAGTTGTCCATTCTTGACGAAGTATGTCTAGCCCCGCCAAATCTTTATGAAGTATTAGCTTATTGTCAACGTGACCTTGATGAAGACCCAAGAATTATTATGTGCTCAACTCCTAGACCGGCTAATTGGGTAACGTCATTCGTAAAAGATAGAAATATCAAAGTCATTACAGCTAAAACTTCTGATAACAAAAAGATTAAACCAGCTGAAATTGAATTGATGAGAAAAACTTGTCTATCCGAAGAACAATGGCTAAGAGAATTTGAAGGTGTTGAATGTGAAGACAATAATTCTGGCGTATTGTTTACTGATGAACTTTTAGAAGCTGCTCCTATGTCTGGTAGCTGTATTGCAATAGGTTGTGACTTGTCTGGTTTTGGTAAAGACTGTAACTGTATTGTTGTCAGAAAAGGTAATACAATAGTCAAGATTATCAGAAAGGTTCTAGCTTCTGCAAAAGATTTGTTTGCAGATTTAAAGACTATTATTCATGAGTATGGTGTAAACAATATTTCACATATCGCAATAGACATGGCTTATGGTCAAGGTCTTTACGAATTATTGATGGATTCTGATTATAAGAGTTTTACATATTTAATTCCATTTGGCGGTTCTCCAGAAGACCCAGCTTATTTAAATAAACGTGCTGAAATGTATGTTAATGCAAAACGTTATATTACAGAACATGGCATTAATGGAATTGACGATAAAATGAGAGAAGAACTGAAAGCTACACGTTATGAACTCTCGGCACATGACAAGGTTCAGTTAATAAAGAAAGACGACATTAGATTAATTTTAAAACGTTCTCCTGACAGTGCAGACAGCTTTGCTTTGACTTTTGCAATGGCTGATATGCCTAGAGGTCTTGTTTTGGAAAGAAAATCAAGACAAGGTGCATTTATGGAGTAAAAATACTTTTATAAATATAAAGTTGCGAACATGGCGCTTACCATGCAGAGGATAAAATATTATGAATGAAGACGAAATCAATACCGGCTCAATCGAAAACACTGAGGCTGAAGGTGATAAGGTTGAACAGATAGAGATTCCCGCTGAAGATTCGGCCCAGCAAACCGTTTCCGAAGAAAGTAATGTGGTTCAAAAGGGTGAACCGAGGAAGACATACACTAAGGAAGAACAACAGGCATATTCTTTCAGAAAGCAGCTTGGAAAACAGAAAGCTAAGTATGAAGGTCAATATAACCAGTTACAAACCCAGTATAACGAGCTCTTAGCACGACTCGATAGATTGGAAAATCCAGATAAGTATGCTCCGCTGAACAGAAATCAATTCCAGGACGACGATTCCTATATTGATGCTATAGTGCAGCAAAGATTCGACAACATGTGGAATCAGAAATTGCAAGAAGCACAGCAGAAGTATAGCGAACAGGCAAAACAGGAACAAGAAGTTCAGGCTTATAAGACAAGACAGGATGATAACGTCAAAAAGTTATTTAAGACTCCTGAAGCAGAACAACAGTATAGACAAGCTATCGGAACTGCTCTTCAGAATGGATTAGGCGAACTGATTGACGAGGACAAGGAAGTTGCCCAGTATATCATGAGGTCTGATTTAGGTCCGAAGATTCTTTACGAATTTGCTACGAAACCTGAAGAAGTTGAAAAGATGTTCAATGACAACGTTACACCAATGGATAGACAGTTCATGATTAGGGACTTAGAAAACCGTTTACGTAACGAAATAAATAAACCATCGGTGCCAGTCATCGGAAAGCCGGGACTTGGTACAGAGGCTAAACAAGGTTCAATTTTCGATTCTGACGATTCAATTTTGAACTATTTAAGAACACATTAACATTTCATAAAGGAAACATATTATGGCAGATGTAACAAATCATGGCACATTTTCAAACAACAAGAAAGTAAAACTCATTGCAGGCGAAGTCTATGACAACCTTCCGTATTTGAAGAAAGCTCACTCTTACATGACTCAGGGTGAACTCGAAGGTAAGAAGTATGGTAAGACTTATTCTGTTTATATTCCTGACCCGGGCGAAGTTAGCGACGGTCTCGAAGCTAATCCGGATAACATCAATGAAGTTGAAGTTGCTGTTACTCTTCAGAACAAGAACACTTCTGTTCAGCTCGATGCATGGAATAAGTTGACCAACATTGAATCTTTCACCAACGAAATTGCAAAGCCGCGTGGTATCAAGCTCGCACGTTCTGTTGAAAAGGACGCTATCGACCAGACAGTTCCGAAGGCTTTCCAGGCAGTTTCTGGTAATGCTTCTTTCAAGACTCTTACGGATATGTCCAAGGCTCTTGACGAAGTTGGTGTTGCTGGTACTAAGGTATCTTTCGTTAAGCCGACTGTTGCTGGTACTATCGCTGCTGGTGGTCTCGCAAACTTCATTCCGTCTGAAATCCAGTCTAAGATTTATAAGGACGCTTATTTAGGTCAGTATGCTGGTGCTTCTGTTATCGAAGAAAGCCTCATGCCAGTTGTTGAATGGACAGCTGCTCCGACTGCTTCTTTCTCTACGACTGCTATCACAGCTAAGGATGCTTCTAATAACACTATCACAGCTGGTTATGACGTAGCTATTACTGACAATGCTCCGCTCTTCCCGTTCAAGTTCCCTGGTGCTAAGGTCATCGGTGTTGACGGTATGGAAACTGACCAGGACCTCTATGTTATCGCTGATAACAATTCTGCAGTTCCTTCTATCCGTCTCGCTATTAAGGGTCACAACATCAATAACGCTAATGCTTATGTTGATGAAGCTCTCACTGCTGCTACTGGTAGCTTGACCACTGCTATTGCAACTGGTAAGTATGCTCTCGGTCAGTGCCGTACTGAAGACGCTGTTGGTTTCGATAAGTATACATTCGCAGACCTTCCGGGTTCTGAGAACGTTACTGAATCGGTTAACAACGTTTCTATCAAGATGAGCACTTATGGCGATGGCAAGAGGATGGAAACTTTAACTCGTTTGGACATTCCGTATGCCGTGACCCTCCCGGATCCTCGTAAGGCTGTTGTAGGCTATTTTAAGATCGACTAATTTAAAGTGAAATAACGATTATAAAAGGTTAAGGCTTGTCCTTAGCCTTTTTATTTTAATTCCTTTTGTTTAAATTAAATTTTACACCAGCTTTAGGAGTTTTTTCAATTTTCCAAACATAATCAAAACCATATTCACTTGGATATTTTTCTATTTTAACTGCTTTATATAAAGTTTCATCATAACAAACATTGATAAATCGTCTAATTTTATATGACATACCTATATAGCTGTCCATTTTTCCAGTTAGCATTGGAGGACAATTTACTATTTTTTGATAGATTCTATAATTATTTCCAGTTTCACGTTTTGGCTGGCATTGCTTTTTACCTTCACAATATTCTTTAGCTTCTTTCCGAGTATAAGTATCGTTAGATTTATACTTATATTCCGGTTCCCAACTCATCATATTAATTGTTTTAGACATTCCAAAGCTACAGAGAATAGCGATAAGAATAATAATCTTTTTCATTTGAATACCTCATCATTGATTGTTTACGATGTAAATATAGGTTATTTTACCAAAATAGTAAATCCATGACTCAGTATAATTATTTTTCAGTCAACATTTGTTCTAATAAATATAATAGTGTATAAAAAATAGGGAATTTTTATGATTACAGTTAACGCCCTTATAAATCAGGCTTTTCAACGTTGCTCATTAGTAGGTGACGGTCAAGCAGCAACTGGAACTCAGGCCATGAATGCTTTGTTTGATTTACAATCTTTAATTGCTGAGCTAAATGGTCAAAATCTGATTCTTTCTGATGTAGAAACAGTTAACGTTCCTTCTAACGGCATTATCCATATCATGGAAGAATTGCCAGAAGGTTGGGAAGAAGTAGCAGAATTACCTGCAGCTTCTAGTCAATTTGCTGGTAAAGTAAGAAAATGCGGAAATAAAGTATATGGTTGTGTAGCCATTCCTGGAACATATACCTTTGAATGGGTAGAACGTTCTGATATTAAATGGCCAGATTTGATTATTAACCCTCTTCCAGATAGAGTCGTAACTTTATCCAGAAAGCTAGGTATTAGATATATCCAGTTGTTCCCAGCAGAACGTCAAATTTTAGATGCAAAGACTAAGATGGGTCTTCCGACATTCTTTACCTGTGAAACACAGCTTGAAAAGCATAAGGTAGAAAACATAGAGTATAATTACGAAGTTTTCATTATAGAAACAGATTCTGTTCAGTCTTTAGAATATAGAGTTACATATTTAAAGACCCTTCCGCAGTATAAGTTGAATGACAAACTTTATTTCAGTGAAAAGGTTCTGTCTATTCTTGAAGACGGTCTCTGTGCTAAATTATGTTTACGTTATAAACTATTGGATGTCAAGGCTATGTTCGATGAAGAATTTGCCAATGCTGTAAGATTATTGAAACGTGTTAATCAGAGTAACAGACCTATGACCTATGAAGGAATCGGTGGTTCTTATCTTGACAGTTATTACAATGGTTTTGCACCAAATAATTGGTAAGGAGTTTTAATGCCAGCTAATACCATTACATATTCATTTGTAGGTTCTACTGCAAAGACCAAGAATCCGAATATTCAAGGTTCCGCTATATCAAGAAATATGTTTAGCGGTTTTAACGGTTCCAAGGATGACGCTAGAAGATTTATGCAGAGTTGTCCTGGAATCAAATACCTTATGAATTTGGGTGATTCTGGTCAAATTGACGGAATGTATGTTCCTTCCACAGGTCTTAAGACCATGAACTACACCCCGTCTCTTTTTGTAGCATATAACGGTAACATTTACAGAATAGACAACGCATACAATACAGAAGTCATCGGTCAGTATACTTCTGGTAACAAAGTCGAATTCGCAGAATCTGGCGGTGAACGTGCTGTATTGTTATGGGTAGACGGTGTTGCTATTTACGGTTACGATTTAAAAGAAGGTGAATCTGTTTCTATTACTTTACCTAAGAGAATTACAGAAAACCTTTATGTAAGACCTACACATATAGCTGTAGTTTCTGGTTCTATCGTTATTAATGACTTAGGTTCTGGTTACGTTTATTATTCTATACCATATCCTTTGTCACAGAAGCAAAGAAATGTTTTCGATATTGTTGACGGTCAGGTTCAATATGAAGAGGACGAAATTACAGTCAAGACAAAATCCGTAGATTCTGGTGAATATTGCTTCTTAGATAACTATGGTGTTCAGAAGTATTTCAATGCTGAATCTTCTTCTGATAAGGTTACAGCCGTTTATTCTGTAGGTGCTTTGCTTACTCTTTACGGTCCAAGTTCTATTGAATTCTGGCAGAGAGGTGACTCTGAATCTTCTCAGACATGGCAAAGAACTTCTTACACAATTAATAAGGAACAGGGTCTCGAAGCTAAGTATTCCCTTGCATCAGTTAACCAGACACAGTTCTGTATTGGAACAGGTAAGGCAAACGCTAAATGTATTTTGATGATTGAAGGAACTAAGGTTTCTAAGATTTCCGAAGAATGGCTTGACAGAATACTTAACGAGAATGAAATTTCTAACACTCGTGCATGGACATATTCCAAGAATAACCATAGTTTCTATTTGTTTACAATCGGTAACGAAACATACTGTTATGACATTATGACAGGTGAATGGCATATCAGAAGTTCCAGAAACTTCTATACTTCCAAGAATAAGCCATATATGCCGTTGTATGCAGCATGGTTCAATAACAAGATTATAACTGGTTGCTGTGAAAACGGTAATCTGTATATCCTCGACGACAATTACTATCGTGAAGACTTCAACGCAACAGATTCTTTACCGTTATATCGTGTTAGACAGACACCAGTAATAACTGCAAATTACAGGCCGTTCAGTATTTTCGAACTTGCTCTCGAATGCAATGCTGGTAATATGGAATTCTATAACCATGATGCTAAGGCTTTATTACAGATTTCTAACGATGGCGGTAACACGTTCGGTAACGTAATCGAAAGTTCACTCGGTAAACGTGGTGAATATTGGGCTCGTCTCAAATGGTTAAATTTAGGAATGGTCAGACAGTGCGTATTGAAAGTAATGTTCTCTGAAGATTCTGATTTTGTTATTTCTGATTCTTCTATTCGTTATCAGGAACTTAATACAGGAGTGTAAATGAATATTAACTTTCTATCTAAAATTGAAGATATTAAACAGGCGATTGCAGGAACATGGTCTTTATCTAAGGACCATGACTGGACGTCTTTAGAACAGGGTAATCTCAAACTGTATAAGAAACTTTGCACAGAAGGCAAAAACGTATTGCCTGATAAGTTCTTACAGGACAGAGAAGACATTACCCCATATTTGGCTTTTACTAAAAATGGTGTCACTGGAGGTATAATTACCTTACAGGACCAATACATAACATTATCCGAGAATTCTCTCGTGGTAATTATCAAGGTATAAATATTTAAAGGAGAATTTTATGGGATTCGGTGATGTAGTTTCAAATGTTTTTGACCCAGGCGATATTTTCGGATATCGTGGCGGTAAGAACGTTGCTGCAGCAAATGCGGCTTTAGATGAGGCTTATGGTAAGGCTGAAGATGCAGCTAACCAGAACAATGCTCTTTATCGTCAATACATGAACAAGGTTAACGGAGCTTACGGCGATGAAGCTGCAAAGATGGGTGACAGAGTTCAGGCTCTGGAAAATCTTACCCCGTATGATGCTGGTCAGTTCAGTTATGACAAAGACGTAAACGATTTTTATTCAAAGTTTGCAAACCAGAGAAAACAACAGGCTACAGATGCAATTACTAACTCTATGGCTAATGCTGGTAATATGTTCAGTTCTGATTATACTGACGCTCTCGCTGCTAAGCAACAGGCTTTGGCTTCTGAAGAATGGGATAAGGCTTTCGACAAGTATAACCAGGATAGAAGCAGAGCGCTTCAAGAATTTAGCACAAACGCTAATATCGGTCAGCAAACTTATTCTAACATGTACAACAAGAATAAGGATCTTCTCGGTATTTCTCAGAATGCTCAGGACAACACTCTTAACGCATTCGGAACATATACTCAGGGTCTTGCAAACAACAATTCTATGTTAGCACAGAACGCTGCTAATATCGCACAGGCAAAAGCAGCAAATCAGCTTACGCAAAATAAATCTTTACTTGGTAAAATCTTTGGAAGCTTTGTATTTGGTATATTAAGTTTAGGTCCAATATTGACAAATCTAGTTTAATTTGCTATATTTTAGGGTATTATGATTAATATTACAAATGCTAAACAATATTGTAAAGATGACATTAGTCTTATTGAAAATTACGATGAGGCTATTGCCGATAATACCCAAAAATGGCATCTTCATCATCGCCTTGAATTAACTTTGGATAATGAACATGCGTTGTCAAAACAAGATTTAATTCGCCATGGAATGTATTATAAACGTCCGTATTTTGAATTAATTTTCATGACAGAAGCAGAACATAGAGCATTACATAATTCAGCAATGAATGCTAGACCTGAAGTTATTAAAGCACATAAAATTGCTTTTGAAAATACTCCAGGTATGCATAGAGAATATTGGACAGATGAAGAAAAATTAAAATTAAAGCATTTAGGTGTTCCTATGCCTAAAAAACGTAAACGTAGTCCATTCTGTATAAAATATGGAATGACTAAAAGAGAACTTTCTGATAAATATCATATACCAGCAGGTTCAATGAACTGGTATATGCAATCAGGAAAATTAGAAGAACTTATAAGTAAGGAGGATAAAAGATGTTCCCAATCATAATGATGGCTTTACAGGCCGCACAGAAGAAGGCACAAGCTGAAAATGCACAGAACCAGCAAATGGCTCAGAATATGCAGAATACAATTCAGATGCAGCCACAGCAGCCGCAGTTTCCAACAATCAATTCTGTTTTCGGCAATCGCTAAGGAGAGTAGATGGGAATAGGTGGTTGGTTTAAGGGCATGTTAGCTCGTGTTTTCGGTTCTGCACCGACACGAACAGATTTGCCATCTGTTATAGGAGAAAAGACGGATTCTGGTTTCAACTATCCGGTTATTTTCGTTCCAGGCCCGCCTAATCATAATGCTCTTCGTGACAGAAGTGTAAATGATGCAGCTTTACCATTTACTCCTGCTGAATATAATAAGCTTAGAGAAAGTATAGAATCTCGTAAAGACTTGAATCCTTACGTAAAACAGGAAATGTTCAGAGAAGTCATAAAGTCTAATCCTAAGTGGGTTCCAAACGTAAATGCAGAACCTAAGGAAAAATTGAAACCGTCGTCTTCTGCAATAAGAAGTTTACGTATTACTCCTGATAACAAAATCAAGATTCAATTTGCAACAGGTTCTAAAGAATATACCTATACTGGTGGTAATACAGTAAGGGAAGCTGCACAGTCAGTTCTGGATTTAATTAACAGTAACAGTATTGGTCAAGCTTTAAATAGAAAGACTCCTGGAAGTTGGGCACAGAGACATTATGATGCAGGTGCGGTCTAAATAAATAATAAGAGGATTTTATGGCATTACAAAACAATTTTCTTCCACAAACAAGCCTAGTATTCGGTGTTCGTGACTTTGCTCCGCAAATAGAAAATTTGCAAAAGGCTGATACACAAGGTTTACAGAATGCGTTTAAGTTCGGAACGCAGGTTTACGATTATATGCAGGGTCGTAAGCAGGCTAACCTTATGGAACAGGACACTAAAGACAAGAAAGCATTAGAAGACCAAATTGCTGCAGACAAGGAACAATTGGAACTTCTTAAGAAGGACCTTGCTACATTACAAGGAGGTGTATAATGGCATTTAATTGGAATTTCAGACCTAGAACGTTAAACGGTTTTAATTCTACACCTGTTGAATCTTTTATGCCACAGGCTCCTGGAGCTATTCCTACTCAAATGAAAGGTCAAGGATTTTCTCCAGACTATAATATTCAAGGTTTACCACAAGATACAGAAGATTATCAACGTGCAGCATATATGGATGCGTATGAAGCAGATGAAGCACAAAAGGCTCAGGCTTTACAAGCACAACAAGCAGGTCAACAGAAACGTATTGCTGATATTCAGAATCAGATTGCAACTTTAGAGAAGCGTATTGCTGAAAATACTGCTAAGTTAAAGAACTTTGCTGGTAATACTGATCAAATTGCTGCTTTAGAAGCACGTAAAATTAATTCTGCTGATCCTACTTCTATTTGGAGATGGAAGGCTCAGATGGATGAAAATCGTCGTATTGCAAATGCTCAGAATAAGCCAAACGATACTGCTAAGGCTAATGCACTTATCGAAGCAACTAATACTATAGAAAATATGGTAGTTGACCCAAGCATGGACACACCTACTAAGAATGCAATGTTATCTAAGCTTGCTGATATTAAGTCTAATCTTCAGAAGAATGGTCTTCCAACAAAAATGGTTGACGATAAAATGTCTGAAATTAAGGGTGAAAATAAACAAGTTGTTACTGAAGAACCAGAAACTGATAAGCCTGAAGATTTCGAATTTGAAGGAACTGACAGAGAACAGGGCGAAGCACGTGCAACTAGAATTTTACAAAAGGATCCAGAAAAACTTACTCAGAATGAAATTATGACATTAAAGCGTGATATTCAGAGTGGTAAGATTTCTGTTTCTAATGAAACTAAGAATAAGATTGATAAAATTCATTCTCAGATTATTGATCGTGACAAGAAGAAAAATGAAAATATCAAAAAAGCTAAAGGACTTGTAGGTAAGAAAAATCTTACATCTAAAGAAATAGAATTCATGAGTGGCATGAAAGGTTTTAAGAAAAAATCAGATAACTATGGTAATATCTGGTTTGATGAGGTCTTATAATGGCAACAGAAAGAAGACAACAAATTATTGACTGGTTAAGAGATAGCGGTAATCCTCATGCTGAAGAATTACTACATTCTCTTGCACAGATGAATACCGACGAATGGGAACAGAAGCATAGACGTGATTTGCGTAAAATCATGGGTTATGCTGATATTGAAAAAAATACTTTACCGTTACGTGACCGGGCTAGAGGTGAATTTGACACTTACGTAGATAATCCAGAATGGTATATCAAAGGAAAGGCTGCAAAGCTTGGCGTCAATATTGATGACCTTAAGAAAACTTTAGGTGAACTTCAGAAAGAAAAGGAATATTTAGAAGGTCGCGAACGTCGCAAACAAGAAGTAAAAAATGATTTCAAATGGAATTTTGCTTCTGATTGGGCTAAGCAACGTTATATTGATACTCCAGAAAAGTCTTATTGGAATAATCCAGAATTGTCTGTTGAACATATTCCAGATATTGCTGATGCAGCTGCTGGTTTCGCTGCAGGTATAGCTGATTTTCTTCCTGGTATTGGTGGAACATTTGCTGGTCCTGCTATTCGTGCTGGAAGAAATGCTGTTCAAGGTCAAAGCTTTGGTGACGTTATGACAAACTTTGCTGCAGATGCTGGTGCTAATGCAGGTGTCGATTATTTACCAACTTTAATTCTTAATAAAGCTCGTAAAGTCGCACAAAAAGGTGCTACACAAATAGAACAGTATGCTTCTTTAGGAAATGATATTGATAATTCTAAAAAGACGTTAAATGCTGCACGTGATGTATTCAAAAATACAGACGCTACAAAACTTCGTAATTTAGATCCTAATGAAATTAGTAAGTTTAAAGCTAATGTTGAAGCATTACCAGACAGCCCAGCAAAGAGAGATATTTTAAATATTCTTAATCAAAAACCATCTGAATCTATTGAAGCATTAAAGGCTTCTTTAAATAATATTCCAGGTGTAAATGCTGATAATATTTTCAAACTTGTCGAGGAACGTGGTGTTAAATTTAATGCTGACCCTTCTTATAATTTAGGTCGTGCTAAAGCTTATACTGAAATTGCTGATTCTCAAATTAAACAATCTAAGAATGTTTCTGATGCTAAGTTCAATCCATACGATGAACAAGGTCAGATTAGAAAAGACGGTCTTTGGAACAATGAATTAGGTCAAACTATTCTTAACAAAAAAGCTTTAGGACAGGGTATGTCTAAAGGTGCTAAAATCGGTGCTAAGGCATATCAAGTTGGAACTAAGATCGGTCCAGGATTAGTAAAGACATCTGATACTGCTGCTGGAAAAAGACAACCAGTTAAACAAGATCAGAATAGAGCTGATATTGACTGGTATAAAGAAAACTATGCTAGAGACTGGTCAATGGGTTTCGCCCCACATGGTCGTGAAGATGAACCTATCATGAAAGCCTATAGAGAATGGCAGAATGAAAACCGTTCTCCTAGCATTTCTGATGTCTTCTATTAAAAGAAAATACCATCAACAATAATAACACCAATAAAGAATACTCCAAGCACGGACCACATCTTAACTTGGAACTTTATGGTGTTTTCATTTTGACGAGCAATTCTTTCTTGGATTTTTTCTTCACTTTCAAACATTGTTGTCTCCTTAATTGTTACATCTATAATATAGTAAATGTTAATCATTTTGTGAATGCTTAAATTACCTTTTTATCTTTGCAGCTAACCACATTAATGGTAATACGATTATTAAATATATTTTTAATATTTCAAGTGCATAAGCAAATACGCTACCAAGAATTAATGCTATAATAAGATTAGGTATTGGACTAGAAGTAGGTGGTGCAATATATGATTGATTAAAAAGATCCAAAAATTGTTTTTCAGATTCTACTAAGTGTAATTGCTTGAATAAATTATATTTGTTTTGCCATTTTTCATACTTTGTTGCCCGTTCTTCATATACTTTGTACTCATCTAAAAAATTGATAAAATATACTATAAAACAAATAAAAAATGGAATTGTAAAACATAACTTTAATATAATGACTTCACTAGAATTCATGTTGTTTCCTCATTTGTTAATTGTTATGACTATAATATAATAAAAATGGGTGACTTTGGAAATAATAAAAGATAAAAAAGAATTTCCGCAGTCACCCATTACTATGATGAGGTATTTAATAAAGTTTCTTATCTGTTGCGTATCTGCTACGTTTATGCATGAAGTCTGCACTAAGATTATACAGAAGCATGCACTTCATATTCATATCTACGTCATCTTTCTGGTCAGGCCGAATATAAGAAAATTTAAAAGAATATTCTATAGGTTTCTTATTCAATGTATTTCTATATTCGTTGAATACTTTAATCATTTCAATATTCTTATCGGTTAATTCTATACCACTATGAACTTTGATACACATTAATGGAACAAAATATTTAATAACTTGTAGATTACCATAGAATAGACCATATTTACAGTTCTCAACGAAACAATCGTATAAGAAGTCTTCATTGACCAGCCTAGGTTCTCTGTCTATTTCCACAGCTTCCTTAGTCAGGTTTTCCAGAATATACTTATCCAAATCATCAGCAGGATGCCTGCTCATCATACACATTTGAGCAATAACAAAATCATATGCATCACCCATTATTGATTTTGCTTTTTCTTTATTCTTTTCAGCAATCTGCTTTGTATGCTCTTTAAATGTCGGATCAGTTGCCAATTTATCTCTGTAACGTTTTAGTGCTACAGCATTCAGATACTCTTTATTAGTTTTACACCTTTTATTTGATTTAGCTCTTCTCCTTTCACGAAATGCTGGATCATTATCATATTTTTGTTTATGACAAAGCCTAGAACGCTCGCACTTTTTAGTCCAAGCTTCTTCACCATATTTCGCGATAAACTCTTCTTTAAAACTCATATCAACAATATAGTAAAAAAGTTATCATGCGTCAATACTAAAGACACAAAAATATTGACGCAGATAACCATTAATATGCCGGTTTCTCAGTCTGAGTGATCAATCTATCTTCATCAACAACGTTACCCATTTCATAGTCCAAAGCAATTCTACCCAATGTTCTTAATGTCGGTACTTTTCCTTCAGTTTTATAATAGGTTACAGCATGAGGTGAAGTAAGAAAATCAACCGCTTTCTTTGTATTTTCTGGTGCAATATCGATACCGTTATAATTAGTAATACGAGATTGGAAATTCTTAATCAAATCAACTGCACCGTCAACAGAGAACAACATTTCCTGATGCCAGCCTCTATTAGAAACAGCACCTTCTGTTGCATTGTCAATAATAGACAACGGCTTGTTAGTAAGAATAATCAAAGCACCAGTGAAGAAGAAAGTATCTGGAAATGCTAAACCTGCTTCATATTTTTTCTGAAGTTTATCATTACCTGCAGCCATTGCAGCCATTTTAATTTCAATTTCACGATTATCTTTTGGAGATTCTTTTGCTACATGGAAGCAGTTTGCATTCTGTTTCAGCCAGGAAAGTTTACGAACTGGATAAGAGTCAGTTGCTGCTTTAAGAAGAGATGCACCATCTTTTTTATCCTGAATAATGCTGTTGACATCATCGAGAACAATAATTGCATCGTTATGTTCCCACATGAACTTATACAGCTGAACTGCAGACATAGAAGAATTGACAATTTCCCAATGTCTAATAGTTTGAGAACTCAAAATACGTTCAGCTGTATAAGTCTTACCAACACCTTTATCACCAGAAACAATCATAACATGACACGGAATTGGTTGACCTTCTTTACCAATCATCATTTTGACAATCTGATTTTCATAGTCAGCCATTTTCTTCTGATATTCATTAAAAGAATTAATACGGTTAAAAATATTCGGTTGAATGTTCATTATTAAATACCTTGTTAATTGTTTTACCTAATAAATATAGTATAATATAGTCTGTTTGTAAATGGTCATCATGTCAAATTTATGATTCAGACAACTATGGAGAATGTAGATGGCAAAGAAACATAGAATTCACCCTCAAGGGTCACAATACATTAGAGAAGCGGTTTCGTCATTATATCATCCTCGTATTCGGTGTGTTACAAGCGGAAAGCCATTTAGAAACGTGATCCTCAGATTCTAGCCATTCACCGTTTTTGTTAATCCATTCATATTGGTAGTCAAGAATTTCTTTCCAGTTCTTTCTGACGTTCTCATAGATTTTATCTAATTGTTCTATAGTAGGATTGTCAGGAACTTTACATAATGGATGAATGCAGCTATATGGAGAATCTTCGAAATCTGTTCCAATCAATATAGCACCTGCGGCACATGCTTCTGTAAATTTCAACCTACTCTTACAACGGTTAAATATATTGTTCTTGAGAGGAGCAATAACGATGTCTGGTCTGATTCTATTATATTCACCGATATACAAGTCTGTAGATTGCCATTGATGCAGTGTAATGAAATCTCTAATCTCTTCGAAGAAATAAGGAATGTCAGCAAAGAAATGCAAATCCATATTCTTTATATTCTTGATAATCCATTCTGGCCACTGACCACAGTAATCACCCCTGAGACCAGTAACACCAGCTGGGAACTGTGGATTCATCGGTTGAGGCGGTCTAATATGTTGCATCGCCCCAGCACTCAATACCAAAGGTTTCTCTCTGAAGAATGTCTTTCTTTCTCTTGACCACAAGGAACGTGAACAGATATTAGGAATAGTTACAGTGTTCCAGTAGTTGAACTTCTCATGTAATATTTTAGACAAGTAATCAGTAGCAGTGATCATTCTGTCGATATACTGTAAGTTTTCAGAAGCAATCTTGTCGATGATTTCCCAGTTACGAGGCTGTAAAGAACTCATGTTGTAGTCTGGAATATTCTCACCCTTATAGGATGTGAAATTGTCGTCTACTTCTCCAACGATGGAATAACCGAATTTAGGTTGCAATTCCTTGTAGTTCTTTAACCATGGCATTGGTCCGAACGGTCTCTGAACAAAGATACATCTAACCTGTTGCAATAAGTTCTGGTCAAAAATCGGAACTGGTGTCATTATAACCTTTACTCCGAACTTCTGAGGGTTCTGGTTAATATAGTTGACGTTATGCTGAACTCTGAGAACACCACAACCGCCTCCGCACCATTCAGGTGAAATACAAATAATCAAATCTTTATTCATTATATCTTCTGTCCTTTTTCTAATAAATTGATTTTCATTGGGAAAACAGGAACGTTCTGTGCACAGAATTTCCAGTAAATTGTAGAAGCTCTTTCGCTAATAAAACTTAACCATCGTGACTGATATTCCGGTCTGTTGTCTCTTCCTTCGTTCTTAGGTATTTCTCTTCGTTTAAAGATTTCCAATGTTTCTTCGTAATTGTGATTTCCTGCCAACTGGTGAGCTGTCTTCAATACGTCAAGAACAAACTTAGAATAGTCTCTGAACTGCTTATATGGACAAGTTACAATATTATACGGAATTAAGATATTTTGGTTAAGAACCATCTCTGCGAACTGCGTCATGTGTGGATATTTCTGTTTGATTGCTTCACCAAGATATTTAAGGTCTTCTATAAAGTGCATAGCTGCATATTGTTGTGCTAATGAGCATTGGAATACCATCGGCTGTGCTACATAGATTCTTTTAGTGCAGTCAGGATCAGGCTGTCTGCGGTAATGTGCTATAGTTACGAATTCCGGCAAATCTTCAGGTTTTGCTTTTCCTTCACAAACCAACGCTTCAGTCTTGTCATACATGTCGTTGATTGACTGAATGCCACTCCACTCTGAATATAACCTATGGTCCAATGAAGATTCCTTGTTGTCGACTACTATCGCGTCTTCTCTCCAAGGTTTCCAACCATCGTCTTTCTTGTGAAACAAAACAAAGTAATTATTCATTTACGCCCTCGTTATTTCTTTCATCTAAAACTTTTTGTATAAGCTCTATATACTTTTTAAGCTTTTCTACTCTCTTGTCATTTCCTGTCTTTTCATGCATCATTATACAGTTTTTATGTTTGTTAATCAATGCTTCTAGTTCGTCTACCGTTTTAAGATTTAATTTCTTTATGTAATTATACAAATTCCAGTTGTCTCTATTTTTGTCATACCATATACGGTGCTGTAACCTTTGATAATCACGATATGCAGTCTTTGATGAAAGTTGTTCAATGTTGACTAAATTAAGACCGTCATCTCTTCTTTTCTTTGCCTTAGCTTTGACGTCCCTTAGCTTGTCAGCGTCTTTCCATAAATTTAACTGATGACTTCTAAGTCTTTCTTTCTGTTCCTCATTCATGTGCAGTTTCCAGTGTTCTGAATTAGTCAGGAATATTAATTCTTCAGGTGGCCTGTGAAAATACAGGTTCTCGTCTTTCAGTTGCTGCATAGTATATAACCTATGGCCGTTTTCGTCTAGTTCTTTACGGTGATGGCAAATCCACATATTCTCTGTATCTGCAATGGCTTTGTCATAATTTTCTATCTGTTCGTAATCGTCGCAAATATATGAAATTCTTTTGCTTATCATTAAAACCTCGTGTATAGTTTATTATAGTCTTTTATAGTATTTATGATATAAAGATAGAAAAATCCGCAAAACTTAGTTTGTAGTCATAAGTTTTTCCATTTTTTCTTTCAGCTAGTCCCATGAACATTTTCCGAATTTTTTATAAAACCAATATTCTCTGGCATATAAGTTTTTATTATCAATTTGCTGTAAATTGAAATGTTCATAAAACTTTTTACCAAAGTCTGTCTTTAATCTTGATTCTGGTGTTCTTAATTTACTAGCTTCACTAATTTTTCTTCGTTTTTCTTCTGATTGAAACCCGGCTTTATGAGGATGTGGTTTACCTTTTTTAGATTCACTTCTAAATTTACATAATTCTTTTGTAGCAGCTTCTTTGGCACTTTTACTCATTTTCTCTTTAGTTGCTTCCGAATGTTTGCGACCTTTAGGTGATATAGCTTCTCTATATTCTGGATGTTCATTATAATATTTTTTAGCTTCTATTGACCGTTGTGCTTTTTCTTCTTCAGTCCAAAGTTTTTTAGAAATTTCTATTGCATCTGCATAATCTTTAGCCATTGCTTCAGCTGTTGCAGGGTCAATATATTTTAAACTTTTCTTTGCCATGAATGTAAAAGCAGTAGCCATAGCTTGTCTAAAGCCTTTTTTTGCAAGAAGATAGTAGTAATAATGAACCAAAAAATGGTCAGCTAAACTAAGGCTAATTAAATTATCCTTATCGTTATCAATAGGCTCACCTAATTTTTTACTAAAACTTCTAGGAAATTTATGATGAAGATTTCTATTACTAACAATCTTCTTTTCATATTTTTCATTACGTTCAAAAATATCTAGCACTTTTTGCCAGTATTCATTGTCTGTTTCAAAAACTAAACTAAAATCATGAGTCATAAAATTAAATATAGCAAATTATTTTTAAATTGTTAATCATCTAATTCTTTTTCATCAACACCATACATCAACGATATATGGGAATCCGATAATTCGTTCCATGGAACTCTGCACCATCTTGAATCATTGTCGTTTCCCATGTGTAATTTCAATGCGTTAGAAATAATTTGCGTAAGATATGCAAAGGCAGAACTGTCCTTGTCTTCACGGTATCTGTTGATATATTGTGTAACTGCCAATACGCAGTCCTGGATGACATCTTCTCGTTCGTCTACTGGAATGCCCTGGAAACATGCAACACGGCCTCTGACTATCTTGTAAATGTAATTAAACAGCTGTCTGGAGACGTCCATATATTCTGCTGTATATTCACGCTTCTCTGCATACTTTTTTCTACGAAGAGCTATCCAGTCCTTCACTTCAGGAAGTTTACCTTTCGTCTTCATAGTCTTTTCAAACTTGTCTAGCCATTCTCCTGTATCGTTAGGGTTAAGGTCATTATACTTTACTACAAGTTCTCTCAATTTCTTATTGTTTACGTAATCTGTATCTTTTGCTTCTCGTCTAGGTTTCTTAGCCATTTTCACCTCTGTATATTCTAAATATAGTAAATTTCGGATAATTGTAAACAAAAATTTACAAAATTTGATTATTTTAGGGGGTTTACAAAAATAACGCAATTTGCTATATTCTTCAACATAAATAAAACAGAACGATTGATGAACACTACCTCGATCAGAACGTTTTAATCAGAATTTTCTTTAGACAAAAAGTCAAAGTACCCATGATTTAGTAGTGTTCATCATGGGTACTTTTTTATTATGATTAATTGCAAAAATGATTTTACATTTAATTTATGTCTACCGACTAATATAAATGGCCTAATAAACACGTTATGGCTAGTTCTGGACCATAATTGTAAAGACCTTGGTGTTTCTAAGGACGACATTAAAAACAAGCTCAGAGGCCTGTTTCTGCTCGATTTTCACGTGTTTATTACTAATAAGTCAGCAATTAAGGAACGTAGAGGCTACTGGATAACAATATTGACAAGGATTATGAACGTTTATAGAATATATCTTGAAGATTTACTGGAATCTTATGGTTGTGACTATATCAAGACATTCAAAAATACAGATATTGACTATTCAATGAAGAAACTGTTAGGCATAAAGATTGAAGGAGAAGTTCCAGATATTGACCGTGCATTAGCTTATGACCACGACTATATAATGGACTACGTGTCTAATGGTGAGCAAACACCGTTTTTCAATGTTTACTGCGCAATCGCTGCAGATGAATTAGAAATGTATATTCCTAGGGTTTACGGTTACAGAATGGATAAACTGTCATCAGTCTATAATAGAGCAAACGTAAACATGGTTTTGCCATATCCTATCAAGAAATGTCTAGAAACGATATGGAGAAACAAGGAAATCGACGTAAAACAATATTTACATGATATAATGTGGGAATTCTTTGACGACCAGTCTATTGATAATTTTATACGTTATCTGAAAAACCACATAGGCAAAATGCCCCATTATGGTATATTATGTAATGATGAAAAAAATAATATATTATATAATGATCAGTATACCACAGCGGGGCATTTTAGTAATTTGACGTATTGTTTAAACCACGTTAAAGACTTTATACAGGCCTGCTATAGCTGTCATTAAAGGAAAAATCAATATGAGAACGTTAAAAGGTGTAATTACACAGGTCGTTTATGATAGAAAAACTGGTAAACGGGAGTTAAAGACTATCAGTCCGCAAGAGCATGCTGACATTGAACAGTATAGAAAGGAACACTCTTCACCAACCGTTTATAAAGAAAAGAAACTCAGAAAAGGTGGTATGGACGGTAACTGGATGAAGAATGTCTATGGTCGTTAATAAATACATTAGCTTCATGTAGTTTTCATTTCATAATTCCTATAATTAACAGGTCGTTTGAGTAAAATCAGACGGCCTTTTACGTCATATAAATATTACAAGCCCGTTCTCTATGTAGAGGTAACGTCGGGTAAGGTAATATTTTATGGAATTTACAGAAGACAATACCAATGTTATTAAAGAGTTTAAGGACTTCTCTAAAAAGTCACGTAAAAAATATAAAGCATTAATCGACGACATCAAGGATAACAAGAAATACGTATCTGGCGATCAGTATTCAAAGTCAGATATTGAAATTCTTGGAAAAGACAGAACCGAGAACCAGTTGAACGTTGTCAAGAATGCCATCAGGACAATCACTAACACATATAGGGAATCGACTTATAGATGGGACGTAACAGACACTACTACCAACAAGAAGTCCGAGATTCTTAATCAGTTCGGTATTAATTTCCTAGAAGATCCGGATAATGACACTGCAATCGTAGAATCTTTAGAATCCGCCGTAGCATTCGGCCTAGGAGTTCTGGTTCTTACGACTGATTATAACGTAGATGGAAACCCGGAACCGGTATTGTATTCCATAAAAGATATAGAAAATGTGTACTTAGATCCGGATATTTCAAAAACTAACGGTTCTGACGCATGTGCAGCTGCAATCGTAGAATTAAAATCCAGAAAATGGGTAGAGTCCAACTACGGTATCGATATTTCTACCATAGACAAGCCAGAAGTAGACATCGAACAGGACTACGACAGGAAGGAATACATGCCGTTAGTTACCTATTGGACAAAGACTAAGGGTCAGGTCGTATGCTACAGGATGATCGGAAACGAAATTGTCGAAGAAATACCGCTTACTATGACCTATATTCCGGTTATTCCAGTATTCGGTGAAAAGACAATATTGGACGACGAATGGAGCTGGACAGGTATCGTTAACCAGATGAAGGGAGTTCAGAAGTTAATCAACTACGCATATTCCAATATTCTCGTAAGACTGGCAACGTCGCCAAAGAACGTATGGTTAGGGGAATCTGAATCCATCGAAGGTAACGAAAAGTACTATAGGGATTCGAACAAGACTCTTAACCCGCTCTTAATCTATAACAAGTGGTCTGCAGACGGTAAGAGAGAACTGGAAGCACCGCAAAGAATGTCTAACGAAATCCAGTTGGGCGACGTCGGTGAAATGTTTAGCCAGAGTTTACAGATGGTAAATTCTATTATAGGTATTCCTGCTGTTGGACTGGAATCAGAAGTCGAAAAATCCGCGACAGAAGTTCTCACGGCTGAAAAGACTTTCCAGAACAACATCAGGGCCTATATCTATAACCTCAAGGCTTCTTTAAAGGTAATCGGTATGTGCCTGTTCGAATTAGTCCAGGGACAACCGCTTTTCGGTTCTATCAAAATCAACATGATTCAGGGACCAGAAGAAGGTTTGAAGAAACAGGAAGCAAGAGTTATTTTACAACAGATGGCACCGTTGCTCACTGAGCCTCAGGACCAGCGTAAACTTTTGATGGCAATGGCTAATGTCGAGGACGATAACCAGTATATCAGAACATTGGTCGAAATCTTACAGCCAATGCCAACAGCCCAGGAGTTGCAGGACCAAGAGATAATTAACCAAGCAAATTCTGAAATTAAGCAAAGAGACATGCAAATTGCTCAACTTTCTAAGGAACTTGAAGATACTAAACGTCAGATTGAGCTTAAAGGCTATGCTTTGGAACGTGAGTTCACCTTAGAAGAGTTCAAACATAAGAACGAACTTGAAAAGATGATACTTCAGAGCAAGCTCGACGGTCAGCTTTCTGAGGCAGATTTAGTTAAATTAGCTGCTGACCAAGAAAAAGAAAAGATGGAACTTGAGAAGAAAGCTATAGAACTTGACTCTGCCGAACGTAAAGCAAATGCAGAAAATTTAAAAACTGCATCGCAAACTGCTCTAAATGTTTCTAAATTTAAGAACGAAATGGCAAAACAAGAAACCATTAAGTTAAAAAATCAGAAACAGCGTAAAGAGGTAGAAAATGGTTAGTATGAAAAAACATCCAACTCTGGGAATTATGGTAAGGTCTGATGGCCTTATCTTACATCCTGGTCATTATTGTTGCAATGGTCATGTATATTTTCAAGAATATTGGACAAAAGGTAGTCATGATAAAGATGGTTATTTGATTACGGTAATCAACAAAAAGAAATATCGCATTCATAGAATAGTTGCTGAAACCTTTTTAGAAAATGCTGAAAATAAACAATTTGTTGACCATATAAACCGTATAAGAGACGATAATAATGTCGAAAATCTTAGATGGGTAACTCAGCAAGAAAATAATTGTAATACAGCTAGGTCATTACCAAAAATGACTGCTGAAGAACGTAAAGAACATAAACGTCAAATTCTTAGAAACTTTAGAAAAAGACAAAAGGAGATGAAAAATGTATAGAATTCCAGTCATTAACCAGAATGAGAGATTTCTTGACTTGAATGAACAGCCATTGGTTAATGGTAAAGTGGAAATCTTAGATCCTGTAAGTTCAGATTTTCTTACAATCTGGTCTTATACCGACGACGAATACACGGTTATGACCAATCCGGTTATTCTTGACATTGAAGGAAGGGTTCCGCAAACAGTATTTTGCGATAGAATCGTGTATGTAAGAGTTTACGCATTCAAAGGTATGGACGAACATAACCAGCCGATTTATGAATTCATCCGTGATTTCTATGCAGGCGAGAATGAAAACTCAGAATCTAGGGAATATGTAGTCGGTATCGAATCCTTAAAGGACCTCGATCCTTCTGTAAATTCTTCTGTAAACGTCTTAGGTTACTTCAATGCTTATGACTGTCCTATGAGACAGTATGTATGGGACGCTGCATGTACCCAGGACGCCGACAATGGTTATATCATCGCTTCCGATACCAGTGCAACAGGTCGTTGGATTCTGGTATTCTCTGGTGAATATCTCCCATCAAGCTATTACGGCGTTTATCCAGGTCATACAGCAAACATCAACGCCTTGTTATCCTATATCGAATATGTCGGAACTGCCTTGACCAAAACTGCTCCTGGTGTCTGGTTTGTTCCTGGTGAATATAACGTAACCACTAATTTACAGACAACTAAACGTGTACTTTTGGATGCAGGAACTACTTTTGCATGTGATTACTTCTACTGCGGTAATTTAAAGGTCATCGGTGAGCCACAGAGTGCAATCTGTGATTTCGACTTCTATGACCACGAACAAGAAGCACATTCGTCATGGTTCAGAACAGTATTTGGTTTTCTTACTTCAGGTGCAAAGAAATTTATACTTGATGCTAGAGACAATTTTACTAACAAAACTTTACAAGGTTCTGTAACATTGGAACAGAAAATTATAGAAGGTCAGAATAGATTGCCTATAACATATTCTAGTAATGGTAAGATAAACTTTAGTAAGTGTGAATTTATTGCTAACAATATCTTCAACGCAACCGATAAAGTTACATTCTCTTATACGGCAATTGAAGATAAATGGTGGATTGACCCAACAGAAATTGATTTCTATGGAACTGTATCTGCTAGAAGCACGTCTTTGAATAAACTTTTGTTAGCAAACTTTGAAAACGTAACAGCTTATGTAAATGCAATCGGTGCAGACGGTCAAGATGTATTGGACTTAGCTGGTAGACAGACTGCAAACTTAACGTTACCTAACTCTGTCGTTGAAGTAAGGAATGCAATAGTTTACAATAATACATCGATACCAGCAAACGGTAGGGCAATAACATTAAAGAATTGTGACTTTGCTTCTGCTTCTATTACTGCAAATACGCTGTCTATTTATAAATGTAAAATTCATTTTGCAATGGAACCTTCTGTAGACGCTGCATGGATATATGACTCTAACATATCTTCAGAATATAACTGGACTTCAAAAGGAAACCAGTATATCTTCGAAAACTGTAAGGTTGGTGTTAATTTCAAGAGAGTTACGGACAATACGTCTACTGAAGGTGTATTAAGCTTTACAAAATGCGTATTAGAAAATGACGTTATTGAAAGTAAAACTTTGCAAATGGAAAATAACATCTGTAACGGTTGTGTAATCAGGGTTTATCCGTATAAGGAAAATGATCAGTATAAGATGTATTGCTGGTTTATCGGTAATATTTTCAATTCTGGTACTCCTATTGAATTTACCAAAGTTGACCTTATCAACGGTGCTTATCAAGACGATGTTTATGAAGTCATTGTTCAATGGACCATCACTGGAAACCATTTTATTGGTAACAATGAAGGTTTAAGATGCAGATACTGGCATCATCGCACTGGTTCTAACTATAAGAAAACGTTTATAAAAATTAACGGTTATAACCAAAATGCAGTCATCTATGTAGGCAACACTGGTAATTGTCCTAAAGAAACAGCATATGAAGCCAGAATGGATTGTTCTGACCAAGTTCAAGCTAACTGGTATTTCGTTGAATTAGGCAATGACAATTATATGTCGTTATACACTCCAAGCTGGGCTGCAGTAAGATTGATGCCAAGTTTGACAGAATCTAGCCATTTTCCTTATAACTGTGATATGCATGCAATTCATGGTAATGGTCGTTCTGTAACTTATAGAACACAATACTCTGATAATTTCGTTAGAGGACCTCAAGTAAACTTTATTTATCCATGGTCACATTTAAATGACCAGGTAGAAAATGGTGATTTGTTCTCTTATGCGTTCTCAGTGTGGGGTAGAGTCAGTTCACCTGCTGCAGGTAAAGATAATACTACAATGTATATCTAAAACAAAAAGACCAGGCTAATAACCTGGTTTTTTAGTCTAATAAATAATACAAGGAGTTTATAATGGCTAACCTGTTAGAATTATTTGATAATGTTGTTGAATTCCAAAATTATAATGGAGTTCCATTAGCAGCAGGCAGAATGTATGTTTACGCTTTAGGAAGAACCAGACTAATGGACACTTGGTCTGATGTAGATGGAGAATCGTTAAATCCTAATCCGATTATCTTGGACGACCTTGGTCAATGTCACTGTTATGTAAGCGATTCGTTCGATTACACAATTGTAGTTTGTGACCAATTTGATAACGAAGTATTCTCTGTAGACAAATATTTACTTTCTAAAGGTGAGCACAGTCATGCAGACGTCGCCGTTGCGCCATCAGAGCATATCGGTGTTTCCAGTTACCATGTAGGTGAGGTAACGGTTTATGTTCCATACTTGACTGGTGAAGTTGGTAAAACCTATGAAGGCATCGATCCAATTGTCGTTAATAATACATTAAACAGAATCTCTGCAAATCACATTCCTTTAGGAGTTCAAGACCCATTATATTTCGTAGAAGATTCAGAAACAGCCTGTATTATCGGTTGCTCAGCTCAGACAGAAATTCCATCATCTTTATCCAGTAAATGGGACGAAGCATCAGACGCCGTTATAGCAAACAGTGCACAGTGGGCAGAAGGAGCAGGATATGAAGCAGGATCTTACGTTTCTATTGATAATAATACTATTAATGTTACTGGTTTACAACCTGAGGGCGATTATGCTTACAATTCTGCACTTAGTTCTAAACTAGACGTTACGGCTACGGGCCAGTTCTTGACAGGATTGCCGGAAGATTTGGTTTACTCCGCCGATATTACAGGCTTAGCAACAACCGCACAGCTTGATGAAAAGCTCGACAAGAGTGACTCCGGTAATTTCTACCCAATGGACTCAAATCCGTCGGGTTATATCAATGAATTGCCTTTTGACTTGGCAACGACTGGTTGGGTCGATTCTCAGGGTTATTTAACTGCTGTTGATATTCCAGAAAGCGCCGTTTGGAATGCGACCACACAGACAGTTTCTGCTAATTCTGCTCAGTGGGCGGGTGGCACTGCAAATCCACAGATTCCAGTAACCTCCACTTCGGGTATTTCTATCTTTGAAAGTGGCGACAAGGTTTATTTCAATATTTCCGCCGACTATGCCGAAAAGGATTGGGTTACTGCACAGGGTTATTTGACAGCCGAGACTGACTGGACAGATACGATTACCGCTGCATCTGCAAATGCCTATGAACAGGCTACTGCTGCAATTCCGCCGGCATTTGACCCTTCTTACATTTCTGCACAGGTCGATACCAAATTAAACTCTGCAATTTATGCCGCTGATTCAGGTACATTTTTAACAGCATTGCCGCAAGATTTAGTTTACACAGCTGACATTGCTGACATGGCTACAACTGGCGATTTAACTGGTAAGCAAGACATTACTGGAATGACAGCCTATGCGACTGTTGAATCTTTGA